CGCTTCAAGGACAAGACCTTCATGGATCGTGTGTCCGATTGGGCCAACCATGCGCTACTCGACCACGCCAGCTTTGAGCAGTTTGTCACGGCCCTCCTCCCGCCGGATGTCGCTGCTGATTTTTCAACCCGTCTCCGCAAGGCCGATGTCGCCGCTCAAAAAGCCGAGATTGACCAGCGCGAGGGCATTCTGAATGCGCTGCGCGAAGGGGCCAAAGCAGCAGGCACGACCACCGGCAAAGCGATGGAGATGCTAAAGACCGAGGTGCCAAGCGCCGTGCGCTACCTCGACGGGCGCAAGGTCAAAAACAACAAACTCACCATTGAGCAGGCCGAGAAGATTGTGCGCGGCGAAATTGACCGCAGCGATTTGACTGATACCGATGTCCGCAATCTCTCCGATGAACTTGCGGCGTTGCCAGCGGACACACGCAAAGAAAACATCACGCTCAAGCAAGTCGTTTACCCCGGAAAGGAAGTCCGCCTACCGATGACCCGTGGGAAGGCGATCCAACTCCTCCTTTCGTGGAACCAGCCGGATGTGCAAGACAAGATGCGGCGTGAGGGGTGGAACGAGGACAGCATCGCCGACCTCCGCGAACTCACTTCCGATCCCGTCTCGCAAGCCATGATCGCCCACGCGCAAGAACTCTACGGAAAAGGCGCTGGTGTCGTGAACCCGGTCTATGCGCGGATGTTTGGCATGAATATGCCTCAAGTGAAGAACTACGCTCCGACACGGTTCCTGCATTCCAACGATGTGAAAGACATCGGCCTTGATGGTTCGCCGGTCGCCACCGGCACGACTCCGGGGTTTGCAAAATCCCGTGTCACCCACTCGGCCAAGATCGCGCCGGAAGATGCATTAAGCGTCATGCAGCAGCACATCCTCACCCAAGCGCATTGGGTGAACTTTGCGGAACTGGCGAGGGAATACCGGTCGCTCATCAACAACCCGGAAATCCGCGAGGCAATCAAAGCCAAGCACGGAACCGGAGTTTTGAAGACCGCCGAACTTTGGGCCGACCAGATGGAGCAACGAGGCGGCAACCAATCCCGCGAAGCCGCATGGGTCAATGCGATCCTTGGCTCGGTGATCGGCGGGCAGTCTGTGGCCTCGCTGGGATTCAACCTCAAGACGCTCGCCATGCAGTTGGACAACTCCGTCCGCTTTGCTCTGGCCCTTGATAAAAAACAAATCATGGCTGCGATGTCCTCGCCGGATCAATTGATCGAAGACATCAAGACCGTGTTTGAAAGCGATGCTTTGCAAACCCGCCTGCGCGGAGGCGCTACCGCCGAGACTCGCTATATGTTTGAGCGATTCGGAGGAAAGCCCGGAACCGCCGCCAAAGTCACAGAGGCCGCAATGTCCACCATCAACTGGATGGATACCGCGACAACGAGTTTCTCGGCGGCGATTGTTTACCGCGCCAATCTGAACGAGGCGCTGGAAGCCGGGATGCCCGAATCCCTCGCCCGCGAAACCGCTCTCGATGCAGCCGCCGCCGCAATCTACCGATTTGCCCAGCCGGTCAGCTTTGGGCAAAAGAGCAATGTCGAGAACAGCGGGAACATTTACACAAAGGCATTCTTCCTTTTCATGTCCGACCCGCGCTTGAAAACCGCCATCATGGCCGACGCCGTGCGCGGCCTTGCCACCGGGCGAGGGGACAAAGGAACTCATATCCGCCGACTCGTTGCCGTGGAACTCATGGCCGTGTTGTCCCATGTGGTCGCGTCCGCTTACCGGGACGCATTTACAGACGATGAGGACGAGGACATTTGGGGGTTGGGAGGGTTTGTCCGGGCGCTCGCCTTGGCTCCGCTCCAAGGATTCTTCTTCGCAGGAACGATGTTTGACTCCGTTCTTTCCCAACTGACCGGAGCGGGATTCTTCACCCCAACCCAAAACCCGCTTCTCACCGTGTCGCAGACAGGCATTCGGGCGCTCAAGAACGCCGACGACATTCTCGCGTTTGACGACCCGGATGCCCTGCTCAAGGAATGGAGCGCCATCGCTCGCACCATGGCGGTCGCTCCCGCAGCGGCCATGCCTGCCGTTTTGCTCAACATCGTCAAACCCATCTTCGGCGCGGCCTCAAACGCCACTAGCAATGAGTGATTTGACTGACTTGTTTTGACTGATACCATCCAGCCATGAAAATTCTCAACTACCTATTGGATCGAGCAAAGGAACCGAGTTCTTGGAGGGGGGCAATTTTGATTTTGACCGCTTGCGGTTTGCGTCTGGAACCACAACTCCAAGAGAGCATCTTGGCGGTCGGATTGTCCGCCACGGGGCTGATCAACCTTCTACGCAAAGAGAGAAAATGACACCGGCACGGGTCGCCGCCGCGATGGTCATGCTGGGCTGGATTTTTCTCGCCCTCGCGTTTTTGACTTCATGCGTGTCGATCCCTGTCCCGCCATTCGGTGAGCGCCAAGGGGAGCTTGGGAATGTGCAAGTCAGCGTCAGCGTCAAATATATGCCGGTCACCAATCCAGACCTCCCCGGCAACGACTCGCTCGCCTATGCCTGGTCTAAATTTGGCGAGTCAAAAGTCCTCAAGGACAAATGACCAAGTTTCTCGCGCAAATCGCCGCCAAGGAAGTCGGAGTCCGAGAGGAAGGCGGCAACAATAACGGCGACCGCATTCGCGATTACCAAGAGGCGACCAACCTTGCTCCCGCCGCATGGCCGTGGTGCGCGGCGTTCGTCGATTGGTGCATCCGCGAATGGCTGATGACGCCCGAGGTTGTGGCGTGGCTAAACCTGCAATCCTCCACGCCGGAAGAATGGCGACCCAAAACGGCGCTCGCCTACGGATTCATCGGATGGGCGCGGAGCCGCCCCAAGACCACAATCATTTTGCATGACCGCGACATGGCCCGCCCGGGCGACATTGTGGTCTTCGACTTCTCCCATGTCGGCATCGTCGAGTCCGAATCCGGTTCGCAGATCGTCACGCTGGAAGGGAACACCAATGGGCGGGGAGATCGCGATTCCGAGCTAGGGGATGGGGTCTGGCGGAAGACCAGATCGAAAAGTATTGCTAGAAATTTCATCCGAATTCGGCCAAGCTCGGCTTGATTTCAAGTGATTTACAAAAACAGGAAGCCCCCCAACGATTAAAAGTCGAGTTTTTTGTATGTAACTCATTGAATGGCGTTTAGCAAGTTGTTGAAAATAGTCAAAACGGACAACAATGAACAACGCCCATTTAAGTCGTTGCAAAACAATACCCGTTTATCGACTCGAAATCGAACGAGCGGCAACGCTCCGAGGGTTCAAATCCCTCCCCTTCCGCCACTCCAGTAAAGCCTCTGGAGCCTCTCCTAGACTGATTCCACGGGCATCTTTTGTTGTTGCTTTTTGTTGGTTCTAATTGAGTGTTGTTGCAGTCCAAGTAGAGGTTTTTGGACAACACGGACAACACCAAGCAACATGAATCAACCATTCATCGTCAGTCATTATCCGGCTCGACCTCGGTCGCCTTGGAAGCTGGAACTCCGCGCTTCGTTCTACGGAAAAAAAATTCGCAGGTTTTTCCAAAGTGAGGCGGAGGCGTTTTCGGAAGGGAATGCGCTGGTCGCAACAATCCGCGAAAAAGGGACGCAGGGTCTTTACGGGGAGGATGGGATGAGTGTGGCGCAGGCATTGCGAATGTGGAGCGTCGAGGCGGAGGGAAAATCAAAATCCCATGCCGACAAGATCGCGGCGACGGTGAAGGAACTTTCCGAAGTGTTGAAGGGGCCGGTGGCGCGAGTGGAGCCGCTGGCGATTGATCGCTGGTTGAAGACGCTGGGCGGATCGGAGACGAGTCGGGCGATGTGGTTTCGCTACGCGAGAATGTTTTTCCGCTGGTGCTACCGGATGCGGTTCATCGACCGCTCGCCGCTGGATGGTTTGCGACCGCCACGGGCGACACCAGGCCGAAACATTCTTACTCCCGAACAAATGGCGGCGCTCCTCAAAGCTCCGATGGGCGATGATGTGAAGGCGTTGGTTTTGCTCGGCGG